CAACAGCCCGGCCAACCTAGCCAGCCGCCCGGTGCGTGTCTTGATTGCCGACGAGGTTGACAAGTTCGCCGAGGCAACCAGCAAGGAAGCCGATGCCCTCGACCTGGCTGAACAGCGCCTAAAGAGCTTTTCAAGTAGCAAGGCCTTCATGACCAGCACTCCCACCGTGGTCGAAGGCCGGATATGGCAACGGTTCCTCCGTGGCGACCAGCGCCGGTACTACCTGCCCTGCCCACACTGCCGGGAGCTGATCAAACTCGAATGGCGCCAGGTGACCTGGGACGACGCCAAGACCGATGGCGGCAAACACGACCTAGCCAAAGTTCGGGCCTCCGCCCACTACGTCTGCCAGCTCTGCCTCGGTAAGATCACCGATGCCCACAAGGTGGCAGCCCTCCGCCATGGACAATGGCGGCCAGAGAATCCCAACGCCATGCCCGGTGTTCGATCCTACCATCTAAGCAGCCTTTACAGCCCGGACCGCAAGTGCACCTGGGGACACTTGGCCGTAGCCTTCCTAGAAGCCAAATCCTCGATGGCCGGCCTCCAGGGCTTCATCAACGGCAACTTAGCCGAGCCTTGGGAGCAGCAAGACGTGCAACAGGAACGGCCCGAGACATCCGCTACCGTGACGCTCGATGGCGGCCGCCGCTACCTGACCGCAGACGTCCAGGCCGTGGCGCCGTTCCTGTGGTGGGTCTGCCGGGAATGGAAGGATGGCAACTCGACATTGATCGCCGCGGGCCATGCCGACGACTTCGCAGCCCTCCGCCGGGTGCAGGTGGCCCTCAATGTTCACGACATGGATGTGGGCATCGACTCCGGTTTCAACACGCAGACGGTCTACGACGCCTGCGCCGCCTATTCATCGGTGACATCCAACCCAATCACGTTCCCGTGTGGTCTCCGATACCCACCGGAAGGCGGCCTAAGGAAGCCCATGGTGATCGGCTGGATGCCGCTCAAAGGACGAGAGACCGGCGCCCGGTTCACGACAGCTTCCGGCGCCGTCCACCCGTTCGGCCTGTCGACATCATCATCGATGCGGACTGATGTGGTGCAGCCGCTCCTAGTGTTCGACACCGAGCACCTGCGCGATATGCTCTCAAGGCTGAGAAAGGGCGACATCGACCGGGAATGGGGCGTCCACCAGCAACCGCCCAACGTACAGGCCGAAGGCGCCTACATCGCCGATCCCGACCTTTACTGGCGGCACCTCGACTCACACATCCTCCGACCACAGGCAAATCGTGCCGGCCGGATCAAACACGTCTGGGTGAAGCGCAACCAGAAATGGCCGGATCACCTACACGACTGCGAAATCATGCAGCTCGCCATGGTCATGCTGTGGAACGACCTTGTTTCTACTCCGGAGCAATAACTTTTACTAACTGGTTGAAGGCAGGCCAAACACCTGCAGGGTCTCCGCCGGAATGTTCACATTCACGGTGGCCATCAAAAGGAGCTACCTCCGGGCTGTCTACTCGACGCTCGGTGGCGTGACCCTATTGGCTGCCTTGTCGGCCAAGTCCGTGGCGGCATCGTCGGTGATCGAATCCGGCCAGGTTGTCCGGTCGACCTCATCGTCAGATGTTTCCGTCGAGTTTGCCGAGCCCGGAAAAGGCGCACCCACCCCGTCCGAGATGGTCGAGATGTGGGAAAGCCTACTCAATGACTACGACCTGGCCGTCTATTATCTCAACCAGGAAGGCGTTGCCAGCCCCACCGACACCCAGATTTACAACAAGATGATGGCCGTGGTGCTCGTGGCTGCCACGTCTTACGGCGGCGACTTCTCTAACTTTCGCCGAGAGGCGAGCTACCGGGTGGGGATGTCCTAATGGGTTTTCTCGACACCATCCTGGCTAAGTTCCGTTCGGCACCCGTCGACCGTTATGAGGGCGCCTCGAACTCGATTCGCCGATCCTTCCTCGACACGTCGTACACCTCGGTGCGGTTCGATGTCACCAGCTCCACCCGGCAGCAGATCGTCCGAAAGAGCCGTTTCTTTGAACAGAACAACGCGGTGATGAATCGCCTGGGTGACCTGTTCGAGAACTACACCGTCGGCAGTAACTTCAGCGTCCAGCCGGCTTCCTCGGATCCGGAATGGAATCTCAAGGCCAAGAAATGGTGGGATATCTGGTGCAGATATCCGGACATTGGATCCCGGCAGTCTTTCGGCACCCTGATGTCATTGGCTGCCCGCGGTTGGTTCTACGACGGCGAATCTTTTATCCTGCTCACTAAGGGCGAAACCGGCCGGCCCCGCCTGCAGCTCATCGAGCCGCAGCAGGTTTCCACCCCTACTGGGCAGGAGAATCAACCGGACATCTTCGATGGTGTGCGGTTCGATACTCGCACCGGTCGGGCTCTCAGTTACTTCGTCGGCCAGGAGCAACAACAGGGACAGCTCGCCGACATTCGCTCGATCTCATCCGACTCAATCATTCACATCTACGAGGCCCAACGTGCCGGCCAGCTCCGCGGTCTGCCGTTCGTGGCTTGTGTGATCAACGACCTTCACGACCTGGACGACCTCCAAAAGCTGGAGATGGAATCCTGTAAGCTGGCCTCCAGTGTGGCCCAGGTGATCAAGACCAGCTCAGGGGAAGTTCAGGCCACCAGCCTGCGCTCCGGTGTGGCCGGTTCTCAAGGCACCGCCCAGAACTACTACGAAAACGTTTTCGGTTCCTCGGTGAAGGTGCTGAAGTCTGGCGACGAATTCGAGCAGTTCCAAGCCGACCGGCCCAATGTCAACATGCGCGAATACTGGCGCAACCTGACCGAGAAGGTGTGCGCCGGCGTCGGCATCCCGTACATCCTGGTATTCCCCGAGGGAATGCAGGGCACCGTCTACCGTGGCGCCCTCGATATGTCTTCGGTGTGGTTCCGGAGCCGCCATCAGGTGATGGCATCGGCCGCCCGCCGCATCTGGGAACACGTCATGGAGTACGCCATCCGGGTGGATCCCAGCTTGCGCGACTCTCCCGACGACTGGTACGAAGTCTCCATCCAGGCGCCCCGGGCTCCGAATGTCGACGTCGGCCGCAACTCTGCCGCCCAACTGGCCGAGCTGGAAGCCGGTGTGACAACTTTCGACGAGATCTATGGCGCCCGCGGTATCGACTGGCGCTCCGCCTTGGAGTCGAAGGCTCAACAGGCCAAATACATTCAAGACCTGGCCGGAAAGTACGGCATCGACGTCTCACAAATCTCGACCGCCCAGAAGCAGCCGATTGCACCTGAGCCGGCAGACATGGCCATTCAGGAAAACCCGTCGGGCACTATGCCTGAACAAATCCCGGCCGAGCCCATCCAAGAGGTTGTCGCCGTGGCAGGCCCGAAGAAACGCAAACCTAGGGCCAAGAAAACCGAATGACTAAAGTAAACAACTGGCTTTCCTACCAGCCGCGGGCCTCGGCCATGGAGCCCGCCACCATCCAGATCTTCGACCAAATCGGTGAGGACTGGTTCGGTGGTTCCGGTGTGTCGGCCAAGGCCTTCAGCCAAACCCTGCAGGACGTCGGCCAAGGCCCCCTTGTGGTCGAGATCAACAGCCCCGGCGGCAACGTCTGGGATGGTTTGTCGATCTACAATATGCTCCGAGGCCGTCAGGCGCCCGTCACCACCCGGGTGGTCGGCATCGCCGCCTCGATTGCCTCAATCATTGCCCTGGCCGGCGATACGGTTGAGATGGCCGAAGCGTCTCTGTTCATGATTCACGACCCCTCCGGAATGGTGGCAGGCACCTCGGAGGATATGCGGAAGATGGCCGACGCCTTGGACCAACACGCCGAGGTTCTGGCTTCGATCTACGCCAAGGCCACCGGAAAACCGACTTCGCAGATCCGGGCAGCCATGAAGGCCGAAACTTGGTTTACCGCCCAGGAAGCCATCCAGTTTGGACTGGCTCAACGCTCGACCGAGCAGCTCGCCATGGCAGCCTGCTGGCATCCTCGGGCCGTCACCAAGACCGCCCCGGAGACCGTCCGAAACAACCTCCGCCGCGGCCTTGAGCAGTATGCCGAAGGTCTCGCCGGTGATGGCCTTGAGAAGCAGACCGTCCTAGAGGCCGAGGCCTTGGTGGCCGGTGAAGCCCCTAACGAGGCCAAGATCCAGAAGGCGAACGCTTGGTGGGCGCGCAATGAGCGCTTCCTCGAAGCCGAGCCCAACAGCCCGGCAGACGTGTCAGCCAATCTGTGGGGCGGCGCCGCCGGCCGTGACTGGTTCAAGGCCCTCTATGCCCAGCTCGAAATCGAGGAGGGCGAAACACCGGATGAATCTCCGGACGATACACTTTCTACGGCAGGCACTTCCGCCTCCGAAGATGGCGCGACAACCGCGCCGACATCACAGCAGACACCACACAACATGACTGAATCCAACACCGTGGTGGCGGCCGCTCCTAGTGCGCCGACCGCCCTCGACATCGACGCCATCGTCGCCAAGGCCGTTGCCGCTGCCATCAGCGCCAAGACCATCACCGCCGCCCCGGCTCCGGAGCCCATCGCCCCGGTTCGCATCGAGAACCTCGGCAACCCGTTGCTTGAGGCTCACAAGAAGATGCAGGCCGGTGCCGACCGCCGCTCCTGGTTGATCTCCAACCACTCCGAGCTGTTGCGCCAGAGCGCCATCCACGCTCCCCAGAACGCCAACACGTTCGCCTCGGGCTTGGTTGTCGATTATCTCGCCGATGCAGTGATCACTGTGGCCGCCAACCGGCTGGCCTTGGTCTCCGCGTTCAGCCGCAACGTTGGCCTGGACAACCTCCGCCCCCGCGCCACCGTGCAGGTGAAGAAGTACACCACCGGCACCGCGGCCCAGACCAACCCGACCTCCTGGGAGACCAACAACGACAGCACGCTGGCGGCCACCTCGGTGACCGTGAACCAGATCTCGAAGAACTTCACCGTGACTCAGGCCGAGCTCAACCAGGGCTTCAGCCTGGCCGACCTGGCCGCGGGTTCCGCTGACCTGTTCGCCTACGGCATCAGCGACGTGCTGACCGCGCTCATGGTCACTGGTAACTACGGAGCCGTTGTCGGCATCGGCGCTGCTGCCAACTTCGACAGCTCCGACCTCCCCGCAATTCTGGCGCTGGCCAAGAACTACCGGTCGAAAAACCTGATCCTGGACGGCGGCCACTTGGCCCGCATCCAGTTCTCCGGTCAGAGCACTGCCTCCGCCGGCACCGTGGCTATGCCCGACAGCCGCTACGGCCCCCTCAACAACGGCCGATTCGGCTTCGATGTGATCGCCGAGAACAACCGCTGGACCTCCGCGGAAACCAACACGGTCGGCTTCGTTTGCGGCCCTGATGCCATTGCCATCGCCTCCGGCCTGCCGGTCGGCATGATCGCCGGTGAGTTCATCGAGCAGCGCACGGTGACCACGAACAACGGCCTGAGCTGCCTGCTCTCCGTCTGGTACAGCCGCGCGAGCCGCAGCCACATGGCGTCCTACGACATCATGTTCGGCGCCGCGGCCGCGGACACGAACCAGGCCGAGATTTTGACCACCGCCTAATCGGCCAAGTCATGAGAATCGCCACAACCATCTCGGTGGACAAGAACGGCAAAACGAAATTGCTGGCTGGTCCCGAAGTCGACGCGTCTCTCCAGCGCGACGGCTTCAACACCGCGACCATTCCCGAAGGAGGCAAGCTCATCCTGTGGATACAGGGAGCCCTGGCACCGAAAGTTCGCAAAGGATAACACACAACCCGGGGGCCTCGGTAATACGGCCGGGGCCCCCTCTACCGATCAAACACAATGGCCGTTCAAGCAGACATTTCAACCGAGTACAGCATGGGACGACAGGGGTTCCAGCTTGTCACCAGCACCGCCGCTCAGACCGGAAATTGGGCTGGCTTGATTCCAACTGAGCCAACCGTTTTTACGTCCATCACCGGATTCCAGATTAGCGGCACTTGGACATCCAAGACGATTCCGGCTGGCTTCCCGCTGGTTGGCGACATCACCGGATTCCAGATCTCCAGCGGCTCTGTGGTGGCGTTTAACGCTCGCGCATAATGATTTCACTCGGAACATCAATCAACAGGACACGATCTGTAAGCCAGATCATGCCCGAGCCTCCGATTATGCGGAGGGATGTTCTACAGGAGGACGAGACCTTCCTTCTTCAAGAGGATGGGGTCAGCAAGCTCGTCATTTCATTTGGTACATTCGACAGCATCGTGCTGGAGGATGGAACCAGTTTCCTTTTACAAGAAGACCTCGGAAAATTCATTCTAACCGTTTACTGATATGGCAGACGCTAAAATCTCAGCACTAGACAACTTAACATCCGCAGATCCGGCAAATGACATGATCCCTATCGTGGATGTGTCAGCTACGCCTCCAGCATCAGGGAATACAAAGCGCATCTCGATCAACAACATCCTCGCTTGTTCTCCCACCGCCACCCTCGCCAGCCTCAACGTCACCGGATCTTCAATTCCGGCAAATGGTCTCTATCTTCCGACGACCAACACGCTGGAGTTTTCTGCTAATAGCTTGGCGCAATACCGCATTGCCCCGCTTGGTGTGTTCTCATGGTACGACGGCGCAGGCGGCACTCGAATGACCCTGAACTCCACGGGGCTGGGCGTGGGTGGAAGTCCGACTTCTAAGCTGACAATCAAGCCTTCCGCATCATCTAGCGGCATTTTGGAGGTGTTGACCGGAAGCACCAACACCGATTCGCTCCGTGTAAGCGGTGGCGGAACTGTTAATAGCTGGCTTGAATTACGCGGCTATTTGGGTGTTAAACTGTATTCGGACGCTACCAATACGGTTACTGTGGACTCAGCGGGAAATTGCGGCATAGGCGTTACGCCGAGTGCGTATGGCACTGGAATCAAAGGTTTGGATATTGGAGCGTGGACTTCTGTCGCTCAGATTGGTGCAGCCTCATTTCTTGGATTCAACTCCTACGCTTCGACCACCGGACAGTTCAACTACAAGAACAACGGAGCGATTGCGCTTGGTTATTTCCAAACCACATCAGGTCATTTGTGGTTGAATGCTCCGAGCAATGCTGGAGCCGCTGGAGCCAATGCGACGTTCACGACCGCGATGTCGCTCGATGGGAGCGGGAATCTGTTGGTGGGGACGACGAGTGCGCTTTCGGCTTGGGCAACCAGACTCACTCTTTCGACTGATGCGGGAACGACAAAATGGGCTGTTGGACCTTATGCTGCTACAACCAACTTCATCATCAGCGCATCCGGTTCATTCGGTGTTTATTTGAACGGAACCAGCGCGGTTTCTTGGACCGGTATTTCAGACGAGCGACTGAAGGACATCATCGAACCGATCAGCAACGCTGTTTCTAAGGTTGGCTCTCTGCGAGCGGTTATCGGCAAGTTTAAGGCCGACGAGACAAACACTCGCCGGTCGTTCCTCCTCGCTCAGGATGTCCAAGCTGTTCTTCCTGAAGCGGTCGATGCGTCGAATCCTGATCGACTTGGTGTGGCCTACACGGATGTCATACCGCTGCTTGTTGCCGCCATCAAAGAACTAACCGCCCGTGTCCAAACCATTGAAGCCCGCTAATTTATGACCATCCTCTGGATCATCGAACGCCTTCTCTGCAAACCCGTCGAAGGCACTCTCACGGACGTTGTGATTACCGCCGATTGGCGATGCAACGGCTCGCAGGATGAATACAGCGGCACTTGCTACGGATCGACCTCATTCGCTCCGCCCACTGATTCGTTCACGCCTTACGACCAACTGACCGAAGCGCAAGTCTTGAGCTGGTGCTTCGCCAATGGCGTCGATCAAGCGGCGATTGAGGCGAACGTGACGCTCCAAATCGAGAATCAGATCAACCCGCCGATCATCGCTCCGCCGCTGCCGTGGTTGCCTCCTGTTCCTCCTCTGGTGGAACAAAAGATCCCGGTTTTGCAACCTCACCAAATCGTCGATCCTCTCATTCTTCCTACCAGCGACGTTCCGCCGAGCGTCGATGGCATGTCTACTAACATCCTCGGCTAAACAACAAAACACATCCCCACAATGATCAAACTCGAACTGACTCCTGAAGAAGCTAACGGTGTGCTGCAACTGATCGACATCGCCATTAAAGCTGGCGGTATCGCTAACGCTAAAGTCGGACTGCCTATCTTTGAAAAGATCTTGGCCGTCGCTCAAGCGAGCCAGCCCGCCGAAGCTCCACAGGGAGAATAACGAAACTAAAAGGGCTAGGTGTCTCTGGCATCTAGCCCTTTTCTCTTTTTTCAAATAACCAGTGAAAGATTTACTTAGAGATTTAGGAATCAACATCGGACTTCTCCTTGCGGGATTTGCCGGTTCACTCGTCATGGTAAAACAAGACGGGCATAAGGACTGGTGGACAACCGGAACAAGTCTTGTAGCTGGAACGCTCTCCGCGAATTACCTTACGCCTCTGGCCGTCGATGCTCTTGGAATAAAAGGCAGTAATACTCAGTATGCCTGTGCTTTTGTTTTAGGTTTTCTAGGTCTTCATGGCGTTGAGTTTATTCTGAACAAAGTAGGCATCTCAAAAAAGAACGACAAATGAGCTTAGAGACATTTCTTAACTTGACCGCTAATATTGTTTTGACGGCAAGTGTTTCAATTTTTACAATCTTTCTTTATCGCTCTGATGGAGTAGTGCGCCGTTGGCCTATGATTGGAAGCTATCTTCTACGTTTGTCTCTTGTCGCGATAGCTGTCGGAGGTCTCGGCAATTGCCTAACTCTCTCAACGCCGCCTCACACAGAAGTCTTGCTAAACATCGGAACAGCAGGACTTTTTGCTTGGGCTGCGTGGTTTCACCATAAC